GTGTTAGGAGTTATATTGGTGAAAACTGTATCATTACCGATTCTATTATAATGGGGGCGGATCATTTCGAAGAGCCCGAAGAATGTGACGACCTTCCCGGGTGTATCCCGATTGGTATTGGTTCGGATTGTATCATTAAGAAGGCTATCATTGATAAGAATGCCCGTATTGGTTCGGGGTGTCATATTGTTAACGCCAACAATGTTAGGAACCTGGACGCCGAAGATATGGGATATATGATCAAGGATGGTATTATCATCATTCCTAAAAATACCACACTCGAACCCGGTACGATCATTTAGTATTGACTCAAGACTATTCCCCCCATAAGTAACTAAGTGATCTAGATGAAGATAATCGTATGTATTTAAATGGCCACCAAGAGCTCCACATTTTATATTTCGCGACATTATAATTTAAGATTATTAAAGCGAATGAGAAAGGATAGAATATGGTTGACGTAGAAACACTTGCTAAAAAGATATATTCTCAACTGGGGGCTGGGTACAGTGAGAGAGTATACCATAACGCCATGGAAGTTCTGTTACGTCGATATAATATTCAGTATGAAAGTGAGCGTATAGTTCCAATCCCATTTGAGGGACATGTAATTGGAAACTTGAGGGCTGATATAATCATAAATAATGAAACCGTCCTTGAGTTTAAGACTATTAAGACTCTGAACGACCAGTCGGAGTTACAGGCTCAAAACTATCTTCGTCTGATGGGACTGAAGATTGCGTACTTGATAAATTATCCCCCGTTTCCGAATCGTGAAGTTGAAGTGCGCTGCATTGTTGTAACAGAATAATGAATGGAAACATCTTAACCAACATTTGGTAAAACTCCTGACCCTCATCATAATACTTTTTAGGGTTTTTAAGACCTTCTGATAGCAATTCCCGAGCTCTGTCTAGATGATACTGTGCTTCATCTACACAAAACTTTTCGTACTTATTCATTACCTGAAGTTGTATTAGCTTCTTTAAGCAATACTATACAGTTGGGATAAACTCCCACTGAAGATCGGCACATATCTTCTTCCAGATGAGATCCTGTTGATATAGTTTCTCCTTTGATTTAAGTAGGGGGAAATATTGAAGATATTCATCCTCTCCCAAGAGTTCACAAAATTTAAACAGAACATACGAGTAACTAAGAAAGTTCTTTCTTTCACTTGGACAATTGTCATCAAATGGTTTTTGAATATCTTTGAACATGATACGCAATTTCTCTTCCAATTCCTGGGGCATACTGGGTGCTCTAATACCGTTAAGAATATTGGTTATATATGGAACATGTTCATAATATTTATTCAATCTAAGTTTCTTAAGGAGACCTCGTATTTTAGTGTGTGTAATCTCATCTAATTTCTTAATCTTTATTTTTTTGAGTTCGGCTCTCAATTGTTCCATTACTTCATCTGGTATTGTTGTCATTTCCTGTGCCTGGAACTGACTTAACCATTCATTGAAATGATTCTCTCTTTTGTATGAATAGTTTACTATTTTTTCAGATGTTTCTTGTTCTTCACGATACGTGAGTTCTTCGCTTATGAGATGCGCTATTACTAAACCACATAAATCACAAACAAGCTCACTTGTGTCTTGGAAATGAAATATATTACTCGTCAAACACTCTGGACATTTATCCACTTTACGTGGTCTATGTCTTCCAACATTTTGATTTTCTACGTCTGCTAAATAGTCTACAAATATGTCTTTCCGTTTTAAACCAACAGTCTCGCGGACGTTAAATATATTATCCGTGTTTGTTTTTTCATCTATTTCATCTGTGTGTTGGTTCATATACGGCATACACCGTATTATATAATCAGACATTTCAGACTCATACTTACTCTTATTATGGGGGTCGGTTTCAATAAGATTATTCCAGTTTTCAATTTTATTGTTGTACCTACTTAAAAAATTTCCCTCCATTATAACTAATAATGCTGTTCAAACTTTTAAGTACTGTTATTTACTGGTATAAAAAGTTTGTAACATACCCAGATTATCATATAGTCTCTGAAGAGTTGGAATATAAAATTGATTACAGGTGCAAATATATTGTAGAAGACGACTTTTGGTTACAAGAGAGTAAAGATTGGGATGGTGTCCTCAATGAGTTCTACGTGAACGTGACCGGTAAAAAATTCAGGAATACGATTATTCCACAAAATGTTAAGAAAGTCGTGTTACGGATAAAATACTGGTACAATGGAAAGATTTACAGAGCGATATCCAATGATATAAACTTCAGGCCAATGAAACGTGATGAAAGTGCTATGAATTTTACAATTCCAATCAGTAATGCCGTGTTGGTGGATCATGACGATAAGCCACAGGTCGATATTACGGAGAAGATTAAACGTTATTCGGGACCGAGACGGGATTTTCATAAACAAGATGTACCGTTACAAGATTTTCTATATTACACAAAAAAGACACTTGAAAAGGAGTATCCAAAGATAATTATTTCAAATTCTATTGGTATGAAAAAAACAGTTCTTACACGCGATGATTCTATATCTGATCTTCGGATACCTTAGTAGCCAGGTAAAATTTAAGCTCTCCAAGGTTTGCAACGTTGTACTTGAGGATCAAGAATCTATTTCCTTCTTCCTGCATTATTTGCACAGACGCACACATGCTCGTCGCCTTTGTAAATATGTTCAAATACCGGAGAGAGTACAGACCCCTGATTTCAGGGCTTTCGTCGGGGCATTCGATACTTGTATCCTGACTGGCAAAGTCCCCTTCACACTTGAGCGTGAAGTTTTTCCCGGAACGTGTGATTTCAATATCGTCTCCGATATTTGACATATCTCGACACAATCTTTGAAAATCTGCAGACGGTATAATCGTTACACTTGTCATATTTACCGAGGGAACTTCGATGCGACTTTCATTGATATCAAGGAGTTTTAATTGAAAGTGCGTATTCGTTTTCTTCGACTCGCTAATAATTTCGATATTCATATATTCTTTAGAATTTATCTCCATTGTTAGGACGTCATTGTTTGTAATAGTTTTCAAAAGTTTGAAAGTATTTGAAATATTAATACCAGCAATAATTTCCTGTTCACAAGAATATTGCTCGAAATTATCAGCTGCAAGATACATATCAACAAGTGATGTCCTCGCCGTATCAAGAGTCACAATATAGACGCCATCCGGTCTAAAATAGATATTTACATCATTTAGAATATCCTTTAATACTTCGAAAATTGACTTTACCGCAGATGCTTGTATCGTTACCAATTTCATTATAGTAAATGTTGTGCGTTAGATCTTTAAATCTGTTCTGAATATACATCACCCTTTGATACATCCCTATTAATCTTTTCTTCAAGTTCTCTTGTCATCGCAGGTTGAAGAGCCTGGCCGTAATTGTCAAGTGAAAACAGGTCGTTTTCATTTTCATTACTATCAAGTGATGTCATTGAACACCAGCCACCACCAACCCCGCAATGTTCTATTTCTTTATTCGGAAGAAGGGATTCTAACCAGTTTTTGATTTCGTTTCCAACAAGAATTTTACTATTTTTTGTCAATAGTGTTGGTACACGTGTAATTTTATTCCGGTACGCAGGAGGAATACCCTGTGTGTTAACATTGTGATAATTTACAAGCTGCTTTAGCTGTGATTTACTGTTGATGTATTCAATAATTTCCATTGAGTATTTACACCTCGGGCTATAGATCAGGAGTGACATCTAACATGTATATGGGATTTTGTAAAAAAAAATTAACGCATATTAGTAAAGATGAAGTTACTTTGGATCATCACATTACTTGTGGTTGTTCTCCTGCTTACTCGCCGAGAACCCTTCACAGAAGCTTTCGGATTTTCCGGATACAAAAAACCCGTTGGTACCATTCGCTTTGACGATGCCAGACCTGATACATCCTCTTTGACTCAGGGCGAGGCTAAGGTCACCAATGATATGATGCAGGAGTTTGTTATGTTGACGAATAAGGAAATTTTAAAACGGACCAAACTTTGTACTTATATTATTGAGACAACCGCAGTTAAAAAGTATACCGGTGCCAAGACCTTGTATGAATGTGCATTTATGGTAGTAAAGAATGATGGTTTTGCGTTTGGTTTCTCCGTAACTGCCATGTTTGAAGTTGAAGGTAATAACACTCGCCTGGTTTCTTTGAGATCGCAGCCCCTTGGTGTAGAAACACCAGAAGACGTTTCACCATATACAGAGGGAAGTGAAGGTAAAGAATTTATTGAATACAAGCTTGTCAAGGAGAAAGCCGCTCCCACATCAAGTGAGTTTGAAACGACCAAAAATAAATTGAGCTAATTGTAATGATCAGCATCAATGATGTGACAAAGATTGATGATCGGAGAAGACAGATCAAAAAGGAAATATACAAAAAGATTTACGAGCAGTTTGCTCGAAAAATTAGAAAATCCGTAGAATTTGGAAATAAACAGATATTCTTAACAATTCCAACATTTGTAATTGGATATCCTACTTTTGATAGGGCTGCAGCCACACAATACGTAGCTAGACAATTCATAAATGGCGGATTTAATGTTGAAGTTGTAGGCACGTATGAGATTTATGTTAACTGGATAAAGGAAAGATCTAAAGGAGAAAAACATACAGATGAAACTATAAGCGAAACTAATTTCCCAGACTTAATGAACCTCAAAAAGATAGCAAATAAGTTTAGAAAACAATAAACGCGCGTGACTTAAAGTTAAAAAATGTAAAAATAGTATATATCATGTCCGATCCACTCAATATTATGGTAGAAGCCCGCAATGAGTACATGGGACAATTATGCTTGATTATGTGCCCTCCTATGATTGAAGTTTTCCAGGATATGTATGATGAAGCAACAAAGATTTCTAAGGGACGTAAGACTCTGATTATGTTTCAAAAGCTGTTGAAGGAAGTTCCAAATTGGTCCAATGCCATGTCGAAGCAACACTCGGACAATATTTCAAATCGTTGTGCTTGGTTTAATGACCTATTGGCGGCTGTATTTGTTGCATGTACGAAAATTCTATCCGCGGTCCGTCTCAAGGCTGATAACAAAAAGATCAGTTTGCGACTTCCAACGAATGAAGTTTTTATTCAGACGTGCTACAATAATGCAGCCAAGGATATTTACAAGGATCCTTACATTTTCCATGAAGAACAAAGTGAATATCTTCGCGACGAAAAGCTAACAAAACGATTTACGATGTGTATTGAGGCTTCAGTGAAAGAGCTCATACCTGTTCAGGAGATTCTTCAAACGTATATGTCTCAGGAAACCCGCGATATTGACCTCGACGGTGAAATTCGCGATTCCGAAGACCCAGATGTTTTTGAGGGTGGTGATGAATCATTCCCAGAAGAAATGCCAGCCCCCGAAGCTGAAACCACGGAAACTACGGAACCACTCGCCGATGAGCAACCACCTCAACCCACGGGACTTGAAAACGAATTCAAAACGGTTCCCGGTGTAGAAAATCCGGAGCCAGTCCCCGAACCAGAGGACACACAGCCCACTGCACCAGAGCAATTCCCCGGAGGGGGGGATGACGATGTATTTTTCGGGGATGCCCCAGAGCATCGTACAAAAAAAGCTATGTATAATTAAATGGAAGACCTGTCCGAATATCTTCGAGACCCAATGGGTGCCGCTATCATCGCCGCCCTCATAACTGCCAGTTACATCCATCTCAAAGCGCACCTTAATAACGAGGGCAAATTAGAGCTTAATAAATACACCAAACCTGCTGTCTTGAATGCCATCCTAGTCTTTTTTATTGTTTCGAATGGCCTGGGTCAAAAAGAAGCCATTTCAACAGACCCCTTTTAAACTCAAACTTAAAGATTTAATTCATAAAATAATAAGAAAATGACCTCTGTAAGTGCGTTCAACGACATGCTTGGTCAATTTCTTGTGGAATTGCACAAGACTTTTCCAGAGGAAAAAGACATTAAAAAGATGATGACATCTTTTGACCTTTTACAAGCCAGTAACCCGCGTCTAGTGGTTGATGCGTTCATGAAGGGTGTTACGCCGTATGCGGATAAGATTTCAGCAAAGGATGAGACGTTCCTTCTTAGTGAAATTGAGAAGATTGATTTCTTGAAAGATCTCAATATTAAGAATTACTGGGGTCGTATGAGTGAAAATACAAAAGCTGCGACCTGGCAATATATTCAAACCCTGTACATGCTCGGTACAACTATCACGTCAATTCCAGCAGATACTCTTAATATGATCGAGGGTATCGCCAAGGACTGTGCAGACAAAATGGAGACCGAGGGTGGTGAACTTGATCAGGATGCACTCATGAAAATGATGGGTAATATGCTTGGTGGACTCCCAAAAAAATAAACCTTAACCTATACTAAATGAAGGCCTGGTTCGAAGATCCAAAGCAACTCATCGACAGTGAAGCTATTCATCAGTTTTGGCCTAATAAAAACCAAACCCCAGAACAACGCATCAATGCCGCATCTAGATTCATCATTTATACGGTGTGTGCTATTTACCTTATCAGACGTGACCCAAGAATTTTCATTTTAGGTGGAACCGTGTTGGGTGTTCTTTATTTGATGTTTAAAACAAAAATGATTAAAGAAACTTACAGAGTTAGTGTTGCGAAGCGTGGTTGTCATCTCCCAACAAGAGAAAACCCAATGGGTAACGTATTGATTACAGATTACACAGACGCCCCAAACCGTCTGTCTGCATGCTATTACCCAACTGTCAAACCATTTGTTAAACATTATCTCGATGACCGCATTCCATATGACGGGGGGAGATCACGAACGCCATTGCCTGTTTACCAGCGCAATGCATCAGCGAGACAATTTGTGACAGCTCCAGTTTCTAGTATCCCAGGAGATCAAACATCTTTTGCGGAATGGTGCTATGGTTCCAGGAAATCTCCAATGTGTAAAAGTCATGGCGGTGTTTCTTGTAACCCAAATGCTCGCGGTGTTCAGCTCGAAGCGTTTGCTGGTCTTGATCCAAGCGGTGATAAGAGAAGCGGTATGCACGGTTTTACCCATGCTTAAAATAATTTAATCTCACGTAATAGTAAATGGCTTATCAACTTCAGCCTGGTTTATCAATTGTCCAAAATGCTGGCGCTATTGCCCCCGTGAAGGCGACTGACGAAGTCTTCGTTTACCCTCAGCCCAGTTCAACGAACTGTGGTGGATGCCGACCAAACACTATGTTGTACGGCACGGCGCCATACATGGCTGGGAAGGGTGCCCCAGCCAGCCTCATTGACACAAGTGATCAACTCAGACCCCAGACAACATCACGATTTAATAGAGTTGTCGTGCCAACCTATGAACGCAAATTGTTCCCATTGAACAATATGGAATGTAAGGTTCCACTACGCACGATGTCCTATGAACCGTCCAGTACTCGCGCCGAAATTCAGAATGAACTTTTCGATCAAAGATACGCTAATAAAAATATAAGTAACAAGTAAGAATGGCAGATCCCATTTCACTCGCAGCCGTCGCTGGACTGATTTATGTTGGTCGAGCGTTGAGTGATAAGACTGAACCAGCTAAAGTTGTTCAGCGCATCGCAGACAAGGAACAGACTGAAAATAACATCACCAACACCCCAGTAAGCCGGGAAAAGGTGTACAAAGAACGTGCCGAATTTGAAGCGCGTGTCGAGGTTCCAAGCAAAAAAGAAGTCACAAACTTTTCCGACATCCGAAAACAGACCAGAACAGGTGGCCAAGAATTGTTGAATATGCGCGATCGCATGTATGATCGTGGCGTGATGAATAACCTCTCACCGATTGAGAAGCAAATGGTGGGACCTGGTTTGGGTGTTGGTCCCGAGACACCCGCGGTTGGGGGCTACCAGCAAATGCTTCGTGTAAACCCGGTGAATGTTGGTGAATACCGACTTACATCACTTCCAGGTCGGTCAGGACCAGCTATGGATACTACAGGTGGTAGGGCCGCCGTTGTTGGTGAGTTGACACATAACATGCCAGAAAAGACTGCCTTTTTGCCTACACGATTGCCAACAATGGGTGGTCGTGCACAGGGTATGAGTGGCGTGACCCCAAGAGCGAGTCACCAAAAGACTATGCGAACTACCAACCGTTCAGAGACCGGTTTGCGTACGGATGGTCTTGGTTTCAACGCAGCTAAACGTGTTACTTCGGCATTGGCGGTTGCACAAGACCCAACCCGATTTAAAAATGATCGTAACGATGAACAATTTATGTATAACAACCAACCAACACCAGGTATTCACAGCTTCCGTGGTGCTTACACGAATAGCGCGGCTGTCCAGGTTACTTCAAAGAATAACGAGGAATTGATGAAGTATGGCTTCCGCCCAGAAGACAGGCGGGGTAAAGCAAACCGTATGGGTAACCCAGGCCGCATGAATGTAACTCAAACACGTGGAAGTCTTACAGCGGTTAGAGCTGATAGATCACGAATTGATGGCCGTGTAAATGCCGCCAATGGTGGTTGGACTCAAAACTACAAAGAAAAACCATTCCATCAGTTCAATGCCTATAAGGGTAACGAAAATCCAAACGCTAAGAACTTGAACATTGCGAAGGATCAACTTTGCAGTAACCCATTGGCACAGTCCCTTTCCTAAGATTACTGATTAAATAGACAAAAACAATCATTAAAATATTATACGCATATTTTAATGAAGGTACATAACCTGACAATTGATAGTAGTCATCGCGATCCCGTAA